GTTATTACGAAATAAAGGAGATTATGAAAGTATGAAACAAGGCAAGAAATTAAATAGAAAGATGAAAGCATTTCTAGAAGATAAAGGACTTAATCCAAGTAACTACCTAGTAGAGAGAAAGACTTCTAAAGAAGTTGGTTTCATAAACAAAGAAACTAAACAAGTTATATATTTTGAATGCGATTGGGGGAAGGTTTAATGTTTTTAGGTTTGTTTACTAAAAAAGAATTAATGAGAGAAGTTAACAGAGAAAAAGTAAAGTCATACAAAAATGGCTATAGTGATGCAGAGCAAACAATAAATTATTTATACGAAGAAATAGATTTTAAGGATGAACAGATCCATGCACTTGAAAAAGAAAATAGAAGTATTAAAAGAAAAATAAGAAAAGAAAGACATGAAGAAATTAGAAGAATAAGAGCTATAGCTAAAAGAACTAAAAAGTTAAGAGTTAAGAAAAAATGTGAAGCTAGATTAGATAAAATCGCACTAAATAAGTAAGGTGGTAAAAATGATAAAAAATAAAATATGTACTAAGTTTGAATTAGATGAAAATACAGGAAAATGTAAATACTACGGTGGAAGTTTAAAGCATATAGCAGCTTGTTATGGTGATTGTAAAAAGAGAAGAAAAAGAAAAACTGAAAAGGATAAATTAAAAATTGAACTAGAAAAGTGTTACATAGGAGCAATTGTTGTGTAATGAAATTATAAAAAAAACAAAATGAAAGGATTTAAATAAATAATGAACCATGTAGTTTTAGTTGGAAGATTAACAAAAGACCCAGATTTAAGATATATACCAGGAGAAGGAACACCAGTTGTTAATTTCACATTAGCCATAAATAGAGGATATAAAAAAGAAGGTAAAAGTGAAGCAGATTTCATATATATAGAAGCTTGGAACAAACAAGCAGAGAATATAGCTCAATATTGTATGAAAGGAAGTTTAATAGGTGTTCAAGGTAGTATAAGAGTTGAAACATATATGCATCAGGAACAGAAAAGAAGTATTACAAAAGTAAGAGCGAATCAGATTGAGTTTTTAAGCTCAAATAATAACAATAACTCAGAAGGAACTCCTACATTTACACCTAGTTTTGAAGCACCACAAGGATTAGATCCTAATGGATTCCAAGCTATAGATGATGATGAAATACCATTTTAGATATGAAATATAATTTTTATTTAAGGAGCAAACAAATGAAAACAAAGATAAAAACAGTATATTGCAAGGCTGATAGTAGAGAATTCTTCGATGATAAAGTAAATGAATTATTAGAATGTGGTTGGAAATTAGGTAGAATCGAACTAAAGCCAAGTAGTTGTGAAAATAAAAGCTCAATGCTATTTGCATTACTATTTAAACAACAATAAATAAGTAAATTAAATAAAATAATTCATTTATATGATAGGGGGAAGGATTATGGCAAGAAAAAAATATGCTAAAGCAAAAAGTATATTTGAAACAAAAATGGAGCTTGATGGAACAACAGCACAAAATAATCCAGTTAAAAATATAAAAATGAGTAAAAAGAAATTTAAAGAATACATAGATGGTTTAGGCACAAGAGAAGTTAAGTTTATACATAAAGAAGAGTAACAAATATGATAATGAAATTAATAATCATAATAGTATTTAATATAGGGTTTTTATTAGGTACATGGTGGAACTCAGAGAGCAGGAAACGAGATGATAAATAGAACAGAAAAAGCTGTAAATTTAATAATTAATTATGTAAATAACATCAGAATGAAAAATACTGTAAGAAGTAATATAAATGAAGTTGAGTTTGAATTTAGAGATAAAGAGGACTGTTATAAAACAGATGAATTCAAACAATTATTAGATGATTATTGTAAAAAGAACAATATTACTTATGAAATGCATGAACCAATTAAAGGGATAGCACATTTTAAGATGAAACTTAGTTAGCTGTAGGTGAGTATATGAAACATGAAGTTATATGTAAAACAGAGCAGGAAGAACTAGTTTATCAGAATTGGTTAAGGCTAGGAGAATGTATTGTAACACCTACACTAAGACATATGAATCATTATTTAAGTTCATTTTACGATAAAAAAGAAGAAAAGAAGAATTATGAAAAGATAGATTATATTAGAGAGTTAGGAACTATGACAAATGCAGAACATGAGATGTGGCTTTATGATTATAAAAAGAAAATTAATAGAAGCAGATCATGTGGTCCTAAAACAAAAGTTATTAATAAATATGCAGGGACTAAGAAAGTATATAAGACTTTAAGAGAAGCTTGTGAAGATTATGATATAAGATATGAAAATCTAGTGGAAGTATTTAAGACTGAAAAAACTAAAAAAGTAAAATACAAAGGCTTAATATTTGAGAAATTAAAATAATTCATTTGATAGTATAAGGTTAATGCAGTATAAGATTAACTTTGTATTATCAAATGAGTATCAAATGAAAAGAGGGGGTAAAATGAGAAATTTAATAAAAACAAAAACAGAAGGTAATGTCGTTTACATAGAAAAGAAACAAAAAGATACTATGGATTTGAGATGCAGTATGTGTGGAGAAGTAAAAAATGAGATGCAACTGACAGTAGAAGATGGACTATATAAATGTGAATGTGGAAGTAGCAGTTTTATTCCGCAGATAGATTTAGAAGAAATACTATAAAAGGAATTTAGACATTATGAGGATGAATAAAGAGACACAAGAGCAAATAGCAATAATGGATTGGTGCAGGTGGCAAGAAAATCACTATAAAGAACTAAAAATGATTTTTCATATAGTAAATGAAGGAAAAAGAAGCTCTAGAGTTGGAGTAGAGTTGCAAAAGATGGGCATGAAAAGAGGTATTCCTGATATTTGCTTGCCAGTGCCGAATGAGCAGTTTCATGGCTTATATATAGAACTTAAAGCAGATAGGACTAAAAGGATAAGTAAAGAACAAAAGGAATGGCTAGAAAAGCTAAATAGTTATGGATATAAAGCAATTAGAGCAAATGGAGCAGATGAAGCTATAGGAATAATAAAGGAATATTTAAATATCAAGGAGCGATGGTAATGGAAACAAGGGAAGATAATATCGTAAGAACTTTAAATCCTAAAAAGCCTATAAAACCCACATATAAATTAACACCATTTGGAATTAACTTGAGATATATAAGAATTAGTAGAAAAGAACTTATATATGATATGAGTTTAAAATTAGGGATAAAACCTTCTGATATAACAAGAATTGAATTAGGTGAATGTAAAGTATCAAGAAAGATATTAAAAAAAATTATTAAAGAGTATAACTTACAAAACGATGAAAAGCAATGTATTATAAAAGCTTATATACAATCAATTAAAAAATAAGATACAAATTATCATGGGGGAAATTAGTAATATGAAAAAGTATTTAAATAGTAAAGAAATGAATGATTTATTATTTATTTATCATTTAGCAGCAATAGATCAGGAAGTAATTAATCAATGGATTCCTAGAGGCAATATGACTAGTGATGAAGCTAAATGGATAAGAACAGCAATTACATATAATAAAAAAGCATTAAGTAGTATTTTAGCAAGGTTAGAACCAAAAGAAAGTTCTAAGTTTATGAAAAGAACTGTAAGATCACAAAATGAAGCAATAAGAATAGTTGATAAATGGATGCATGATAGAGTATTTGGAATTTATGAAACAGAGTTTGAAGTAGTAAAAATAGAAAGATCAAGTTTTGAAAAGTTATGCATGGCTTGTATTCAATCTCATTGTGAAGATTGTAATGAAAGCTTTGCTAACTGTGATATATATGAAATATTAGATGACAATATGATGAATAGAGCGGAAATTAAACATAATTGTCCATTTTCATATCACAGTGAAAAAACTATAGCTGAAATAAAAGCAAGAAGAGCTGAAGAAGAAGCTAAAAGAAATGGTAAGAAGAAGATCAGTAAGAGGAAACAAAAGAAAATAGCTAACAGATTTGATGAAGAATAATGGAGGGATATTATGAAAGTAAATAAAACAGTAATGATAACTTTAAGTGCAATAGTAATGACTATAATTCTTTGTGTATTCGCTACACAAGGAGTTCAGAATAAAGCAATAGGATTAGAAGAACAAATATTAACTGCATTATCAGATGTAGAAGTTCAAGAAAAAAGAAGAGTAGATTTAATTTATAACTTAGTTGATACAGTTAAGGAATATGATAAACATGAAGCAGAAACATTAAAGGATATAATGGAAGCTAGAGGTAGTAAAGATGGAGATATATCAGATGTAACTGCTGTTTTAAGTGCTGTAACAGAAGCTTATCCAGATTTAAAATCTAATGAAAACTATAAGCAACTTATGACGGAGCTAACTGTTACTGAAAATATGATGGTAGATTACAGAACTAATTATAATAAGCAAATAAAAGAGTATAACAGATATGTTAGAAAATTTCCAAATAGAATGATACTAAATTTATTAGGATATGAAATAGTACCTTATACTTACTTAGAATATAATGCCCCTTCTACATCACCACAGGATTTATTCAATGAATAATATTGAGATTACAAAAAGAGAAATAATAGCTGCTGTATCAATACTGGCTATTATGCTAATTGTTGGAATTTTGATTAGTGGTAAGGTTAATGAATATCATCAAGATCAAAATGTTAAATACAATAAAGCATTTAAAATAAGTAAAAATAAAGACTTATTTGTTTATGCTATGAAAACTAATGTAGGAAATTCATTTGTAGAAGGGACAATAAAGGCAGTTGAACCAGTTACTCATAAAGATATTAAAGGAAAATACTTAGAACTTGAAAGAGTAAAGGAAAAATACACTATGCACACGAGAACTGTGACTACAACAGTGAATGGAAAAAAACACACAAGAATAGAAACTTATTGGACATGGGATAGAGTAGATAGTGACACTTACCGAGCTAAAGAAGTTGCATTCTTAGGTAAAACTTTTGAAAGTTCCAAATTTAATCTACCAGAAACTTCTTATATAGATACAATAGGTGGTGGTTATCACATAAGATACAAATATTATGGTTTAGAGCAAGAATTTAATGCAACTATATTTGGAAGTTTAAAAAATAATACTATAGAAGGTAAAAATATAGCTGTATATAAAAATGAAACAATAACAGAAATTTTAGAAGAATTAACTAGTAATACACTAATAATCATATTTTGGATTATATGGATCATTGCTACAGGAATAGTTATATATGCATTTATAGCATTAGACAATGATTGGTTAAATAAAAATAGATAAGGAGACTTAATTATGGGATTAAGAATAGAAAATTTAAAAGTTTGTTTTAAAAATGCAAAAATAAACAATTTTAAGTATATAGGAATTAAAGTATGGATGGCTGACTTTGAAAAGTGTGAAGTTATAATAAATCCTATTGAAAACTTTGATAAAAAATTAGAATATTATCAAGTTGCATATAATGATGATTTAACCTTGAAAAGTGCTCAAGATAAAGTAAAAATAGTTGGTTTTACATATGGAAATAGCTATCAAGATATAGAAGATGATCTTGAATCGTTGAAAATTATATTTTAAGGTGAAAATGGAGGGAATGAGCAAAATGAGCAATATGTCATTAAAAACTAAATATTTTGTAGATGATAAAGAAATTAGTAAAGACTATTTTCAAATGCTTAGTTTTTTAAAGGATAAATGTAAAGCTAAGGATGGATGTAAACAAAAGGATAGACATGAAGATTGTGAGTTTATACAAATGTGTTCGGGAATAAATGGAGTTCCAGCAATGATGAAATTAAGAATAAAAGCAGATATTAAAAATAGAGGATTTGAAGTTGTAAAATCTCAATATAGAAAACATCCTAACATAGATATAAAAAAACCTAAAAGAGGAACAAAAAATAGTGCAGGATATGATATTTGTACTCCTATAAAGATAATAATACCTGCAGGTGGAATAAGTGAAGCAGTACAAACGGATATTAAAGCTTATATGTTAGAGGATGAAGTTTTAGAAATATATCCAAGAAGCTCATTAGGATTTAAAAAAGGATTAATGCTTATAAATACAGTAGGAATAATTGACAGTGACTATTATAGTAATTCAGATAATGATGGAAATATAGGATTTAAATTAAAGAATCTAACTGATAAAGAAGTTGTAATTGAAGCTGGAGAAAAGATTATGCAAGGTGTATTTAAGAAGTATTTAAAAATAGATAACGATAATGTTAATGAAATAAGAAATGGTGGAATAGGATCAACTGATAAATAGCATAAAATTGGGTGGTATATATGACAGATATAGAAAAAGTAGAAGAATTATTAAATGAGTATAAAATATTAAAACTAGAAATAGAAGCTATAGATATAAATATAAAATGCATTGGCCAAAAAGGAATGAATTATACTGGCATGCCAAGTTCTAAAAATATAACTGATGGAGTACATAACAATTATAGTGAACTTGAAAAACTTAAAAATGATAAATTTGATAAAGAAATAAAAATAGAGCAAATAGATAATATGTTAAAAAGATTAACTGAAGAAGAATATAAAATTATAAAACTAATATATTTTGATGAATTAGAAATATATAAAGTAGCTCACAATGTTAATATGCATCCAAATACTTTATATAATAAAAGAAAAAGAATATTTAATAATAAATTGATTGAATATGCTAAACGTATAAAACTTATATAACTTGGAAAACATGTTGAAAATATGTGGGAAAAATGTGGAAAGTATGTGGACTAAATGTGGATTAGGTAATGTATAATTATAGTATGTCATATTACAAAAAAACCAGATAATTGTTGTATTGGAAGAGCATCTATTTTAATTAATAGGTGCTTTTTTATACTCTAAAATTATCGTATAAAAGAATTAGTTTCATACGAAAAACATTAATAAATAAGAATATTACTGAATTATATAAAGTTTAATTATTTTAAAATACCCATATGTCAGTTATTATGTCAGGTAAATAGTGTAAATATTAAATTTTAAGTGTAAATATAATAATTATTTTTTATTGAAGAAGGTGAAATAAATATGGGGGATAAAAAGAAAATAGTAGAAATGAAAGATAAATTTATTAAGGTTGTAGATAGTATGAACTATATAATTTCTTTATGTGATAAAGAAATTAAGGGGGAAGAAGTTAGCGATGAGGAAATTGAAATGGCTATGGGTAAATTAATGGTGACGATGATGGAGTTGCAACAATAGATTATAAATAAAGGAGTATGTGATGCCATTAAAGAGTTGTAAGTATTGTGGAAGAATACATAAAAAAGAATTCATATGTCCTATGAAGCCTAAGAATAATAAATATAAAACAAGTGAAGCTGATAAGTTTAGATGGACAAGATCATGGCAAAAGAAAAGGGATGATATAAGGAGAAGAGATAAACACTTATGTCAGATATGTATAAGGAAGTTATACAATACAATAAATAAATATAATTATAATAATTTAGAAGTTCATCATATAGTACCTATTAAAGAAAGTTATGACTTAAGATTAGAAGATACTAATCTAATAACTCTATGTGAGTATCACCATGAACTAGCTGAACAAGGAACTATACCAAGAGATGAACTACTATCTATTGTAAAAGCTCAAGAAGAAGCTGAAAATATTTAAATATATACCCCCGGGGTATCAGAGATTTTCTAGAAGGTCCTAGGAACACCACGTGTCTACCTCTGTAAATAAAATATTCCCACATCAGCTTTTAAATGTATTTTTTGAAAGGAGGTCTATTTATTATGCCTACACCACCGAAACCTTTCTCGGTTTTAAAAAGTGAAAAAAAGTCACATCGAACTAAAAAAGAACTTAAATTAAGAGAAGAAGGGGAAGCTGCTTTAGCTACTGGTGTAGCTATAAGAGAACGACCTGAAGTAAAAAAAAATCCAATAGCACATAAAGAATTTTTAAGGGTAAATAAACTACTTAAAAATATAGGGAAAAATGATGCTATTTATGAACCAGTGATAAATAGGTATTGTTTATTACAAGCTGAATGTGATGATTTTGAAAAGAAAAAAGTTGAAATTTATAATTTAATTGAAGAATTAAAAGATACATTTTATTCTGTAGTAGATGAATTAGAAGAATTAGACAAAGCTAAAGAACTAAGGAAATTTACTTCTGAAATTGCTTCATTATCAAGTACTATGATTGCAATAGATAAACAACTACAGACAAAAAGAAAAATGCTTCTTGATATAGAAAAAGAAAATGTAATGACTATAACATCAGCACTTAGAAGTATACCTAAAAAGGTTGATAATGAATCTAGTAAAGAAAAATTACTGAGGGCTATAAATGGAGATTAAAGATAGTAAAGCTTATAAATATGCTAAATGGTGCATATCTGATGATAACAAAAAAGTTCCTATCTATGTAAAAAAACAAGCTCAAGACTGGATAAAAAAAGCTGATGGTATAGATGAAGATGCATATGTAGATGAAAAAGAATTAAATAAGATAAATAGAATATTAGGATTAATGGTCCATCCAGATTTAATGTGTCCTATGAATGAAGGTTTAGAAGATTATGCATGGTTTTTAATAGTTGCAACATTATGCACAAAAATGAGAAATGATGAAAATAAAGATATAAGATATTACATAACAGCTGTACTAGAAATAAGTCGTAAAAATTTTAAGACTTTTAATAGTGCAGTTATTTTTATACTCTTATTAATTACAGATAAGCCATTTTCACGTTTCTTTTCTGTTGCACCAGATTTGAAATTATCATCTGAGTTAAAAATAGCTATAAGAAAAATAATAAAAGTTAGTCCCTTATTAGCAGAAGATGATGTATTTAAAGTCCTTAGAAGTGAAATAAGATGTTTATTAACTGATAGTGAATACATACCACTTGCATATAGTGAAGACCGTATGGATGGAAAGTTAGCAAATGCTTTTTTGGCTGATGAAGCAGGAGCAATGGACAGTTATCCAATAGAAGCCATGAGATCATCACAAATAACTTTATTTAACAAGCTTGGAATAATAATTAGTACTCAATATCCAAATGATAATAATGCAATGATAGATGAAATTGATATATCTAAGAAAGTACTAGATGGATTAATAGATAATAAAAGAAGATTTTCTTTATTGTATGAACCAGATAGTGAATTCCTAGTCAATGATCTATGGCAAACAGAAGATTTAGTAATATATCAGAGTAACCCTGTATCTGTAAAAAATCAATATATATTTGATGCAATAACAGAAATGAGAACTATGGCTATTTTATATGAAAATAAAAGAGAAAATTATCTTTGTAAACATAATAATATAAAATACAAAGGTCTTGGAGTAGAAGGATATATAGAAGTTACTAAAGTTAGAGAGTGTAAATCAATAGAAAATCTTAAGTTTTGGAAGGGTAAAAAAGTATATCTAGGAGTCGATTTATCACAATCAGATGATAATACTTCTGTTGCGATGGTAACAGAATATGAAGGCAATATATATGCAAAGGTTTGGGGATTTATTCCTAGTGACAAACTTGAGTTAAAAAGCAAAAGAGAAAACGTAAATTATAAAAAACTCATAAGAGATGGAGTATGCTTTGATTGTGGAGATGAAGTAATAGACTATAGTTTTATTGAAAAGAAAATACTTGAGTTAGAAGATGTATATGGAGTAGAGATAGCTCAGATAGGATATGACCGATATAATGCTTTAAGTACAGTTCAAAAGTTAGAGAATGATGGATATGAATGTGTTGAAATTAAGCAACATAGTTCAGTATTACATATGCCAACTAAATTATTAAAAGAATGTATATTGAGTAAAAACTTTAGTTATGATGAAAATTTAATGTTAGAGATTAATTTTCAAAATGCTAGATGTACAGAAGATACAAATTTGAATAAATACGTTAATAAGAAAAAATCTTCTGGAAAAGTGGATATGGTTGTAGCATTAATAAATGCAACTTATTTATTACAACAAGAACAGTTGAATGGAAGTGATTTCACTATCCAAGTTATATAGAAATGAGGTGAAATGATGAACTTGAAATTTTGGAAAAATAAAAAAGAAAATCGGTCAATTTTAGAGCAAGAGGATACTAATTTAAAAGATTTATTGCTAGCAGCAGGATTGATTGAGGATAGCATAACTAGAACAGAAGCTTTAAATATTCCAACCTTAGCAGGATGTGTAGAGTTAATATCATCATTAGTTGCAAGTATACCTATTAAGCTTTATAAAGAAGAGAATGGAAAAATAATAGAAATAAAAGACGATATAAGGCTTAAACTCTTGAATGAAGAGACAGGAGATACACTTACATCATTTGAAATGAAAAAGGCTTTTGTTATAGATTATTTGCTAATGGGAAATGGATATATATACATAAATAAAGAAAGAGGTAACTTTAAAAGTTTACATTATGTTAAGGAGAGTAATTTAAGTATAAATAGAAATTCAGATCCAATTTTCAAAAATTATGATGTATTAGTACATGGTCATATATATAAACCTTATGATTTTATTAAATTATTAAGGCATACAGATAATGGTTGTACTGGCTATGGAATAATAGAAGAAAATATTATATTACTTTCTGTTATTTATAATTCGCTTAAATATGAGAATATACTAAGTAAAACTGGAGGAAATAAAAAAGGATTTATTGAATCTGATTCAAAATTAACACTTGAGGCAATGCTTAATTTAAAAGAGCAATGGAGAAATATGTACTCTAATAATACTGAAAATTGTATAGTGCTTAATAAAGGATTACAATTTAAAGAAAGTCAAGCAACTCCAACAGAATTACAGTTAAATGAAAATAAAATAACTAATGGTTCAGAAATTTGCAAAATATTGAATATTCCACCAAGTATAATAAGTGGAGATGGTAAAGCCAATGAAGGTGACTTTGATAAAATGTTTAAAATGGCTATATTACCACTACTTAATAACTTAATGGCAAGTATAAATAGAGACTTACTTCTAGAAAAAGAGAAGAAGTCTTTTTATTTTGGGTATGATGCGAATGAGTTATTAAAAGGTGATATAGAGAAGAGATTTAAAGCTTATGAAATAGCAATTAAGAATAAGATAATGGGTGTAAATGATATAAGATATAAAGAAGATTTAGAACCTCTGGAATTATTTGAAGATATTATCTTATTAGGGTTAAATGATGTTCTTTATAATACTAAAACAGGAAAAGTATACACTCCAAATACTGATAAAACATCAGATATGAAAGGGGGTGATACTAATGAGAATAGAGATTCGTAATGATAGTGTAATACTTGATGGATATGTAAATGCTGTTGATAGGGAAAGTAAGCCAATTCCTTCTGTAAAAGGAAGGTTTGTTGAAAAAATAAAACCTGGAGCATTTCAAAGGAGTTTAGAAAGAAGATCTAATGTTGATTTATTATTAAATCATGATAAAAATAGAAAACTTGGTTCTACTTCAGAAGGAAATCTTGAGTTATTTGAAGATAATATTGGATTAAGAGCAATATGTACTGTAACAGATCCAGATGTAATTGAAAAAGCTAAAAACAAACAATTAAGAGGATGGAGCTTTGGATTTTATGCAGAAAAAGACAACTGGGAAACAGTAGAAAATGGTTATGAAAAAAGAACTGTAGAAGAGTTGGATTTATTTGAAGTAACTATAGTTGATGATACCAGAAATCCAGCATATTCAGCTACATCTATTGAAATGAGAGATGATAAAGAAGTATTAACTGAGAATAGAGTAACTGATTTTAAAGCTATAACAATAGATGAATCTAAAAATAAAGAAAAAAGAACAAACATTGATTATAGCAAATATAAAAAAGAAATAGAAACATTTAAAAAGTCTTAATATAAGACTTTTTTATTTTACTTAAATTTAAGGAGGATAAATCACAATGATAATAAAAATAGCAGAATTTAGAACATTACCAATAGATGGTAAAGCATTAGAAGAACAAAGAACAGAGTTAGTAAATGAAATGACTAATATAGTAGAATCTGCAGAAGCTGAAACAAGAACATTAACAGATGAAGAAGAAACTAGATATGATGAAATCAAAAAAGAAATATCTAAAATAGATAAGACTCTTTCAGCTATAGATGAACAGAGAGCTTTTAATAAGATTCCTGCTAAGAAAAATGCAGAAGAAGAAGGTCTTGAATCAGAAGAAAGAGCATTTGCAAATTATATAAGAGGAGTTGTTGAAACAAGAACAACTAATTTAGCTGTGGGTGATAATGGAGCAGTTATTCCAAAGACAATTGCCCAAAAAATAATAAAAAAGGTACATGATATATCACCTATATATCAATTAGCTACTAGATACAATGTAAAAGGAGATTTAACAATACCATACTATGATGAATCTTCATCAGCAATTACAACAGCATATGCAACAGAGTTTACAGATTTAGAATCAAGTTCTGGCAAATTCTTAAATATAGAATTAAAAGGATACTTAGCAGGTGCATTAACAAAAGTATCAAAATCATTAGTAAATAACTCTGATTTTGATTTAGTATCTTTTGTTATAACTGCTATGGCTGAAAGTATTGCTATATTTATTGAAAAAGAATTATTAAAAGGAACACCAAGTAAAGTAACTGGATTAAGTACAGTTAAACAAAAAGTAACTGCTGCAAGTTCTAATGCTTTAACAAGTGATGAATTAATAGATGTACAAGAAATGGTTCCAGATATTTATCAAGCAGGAGCAATATGGATAATGAATAAATCTACTAGAACAGCTATAAGAAAATTAAAAGATAACGATGGAAATTACTTATTAAATAAAGATGTATCAGCTAAATGGGGATACACTTTATTAGGAAAAGATGTTTATACTTCTGAAAACATGGATGCAATGAGTTCTGAAAAGACTGCTATTTACTATGGTGATATGTCTGGACTAGCTGTTAAGCTAAGTGAAGATGTAAATATAGAAGTTTTAAGAGAGAAATATGCTACTCAACATGCTCTTGGTGTAGTTGGATGGGTTGAATTAGATTCTAAGATAGAAAATGAACAAAAAATTTCTGCATTAGTAATGGGAGCTTAATTGAGGTGAACATATGAAGGTAAAAGCATTAGTAAGTTTTGCTGGTGCTTTTTCTATGCATAAAGGAGAAGTAAAAGAGTGCAACGATAAATATATACTTGATGATCTTCTCTCTTGTGGTTATGTAGAAGAAGTAAAAACAGGCGAAAAGAAGGTGGAAGCTAATGAAGATTAGCGAAGTAACTATTGATGAATTAAAAGAATATGCAAACGTTGAGCATAATTTTGATGATGATATATTTGAAAATATACTAGTAGCTGCAAAGAGCTATATAAAAAGTTATACCGGATTAAATGATGAGCAAGTGGATAAAAAAGAAGATTTAACGATAGCTTTAATGGTTCTATGTAATGAAATGTATGATAATAGAGTATTTTCAGTTCAAGATAATAAAGCAAATACTGTAATTGCAAATATATTAGATATGCATTCAGTTAATTTATTGTAGGTGAATATATGAGTAGATATAGAATTAATCCAGGTGAATTAAGACATAGAATAGTAATTCAAAGACCTAATAATAATCAGAATGAATATGGAGAAATCGAAATTAATACAAATGAAAATTGGATTGATGTTGCTGTTGTTAGAGCAGGTATATATCCGATTAGTGGAAAAGAATTTTTTTCAGCAGAAACAGTAAATAGCGAGATAACTCATAAAGTTAAAATAAGATATATCAAAGGATTAACCTCAAATATGAGAATTAAATTTGGTGATAGATATTTTCAGATTATATCACCACCAATAAATTTTCAAGAAAAGAATATAGAGTTACAGCTCTTGTGTAAGGAGTTGATATAATGGCTAATTTCAGAATAGAAGGAATGAAGGAATTACAAAAATCCATTAAAAAATTAGGACAAGTTCCTCAAAAATGTGTAACTCCAGCATCTAAAAAAGGTATGAATATAGCTCTTAAAAGTGCTAGAAAAAATGCACCTGAAGGTGATACTGGTCAGTTAAAAGGTGGAATGAAATTAATAGGTGAAAAATCTAGAACTAAAGGTAAAAAAGTTTATCAAGTAGTTTTTGATAGAAGTAAAAATAATGTATTTCAGAAAAAGAATAAAGATGGAAAGGTTACAGGATATTATCCAGCATCACAAGAATATGGTTTTTTTGCTAAAAATGGAAGATACATACCTGGATATCACTTTATGAAAAAAGCTATGGAAGATAATAACAAAGCCATAACTAAAAAAATAGTTGATGAAATGAGCAAAAATATAGATAAGGCATTAGGTGGAAAATGATAGAGCAAGCTTTGAGATATGAATTAAATAAAATTAATGAGTTAGAAAATAAAATATTTCCTACAAATGCTCCAGAAGGTCAAAAAGCACCATATTTAGTTTATATATCAAACAATAAATATTTAAAAGATTTAGATGGAGTAACAAAAGATAGAGAATGTTACTTAATTCTCAATGTTTTATGTAACTCATATTCAGAAATGAAAAATATAACTAAAAAAATTGAAAATATAATCAATAAGTTTCCATTAACTAGAATAGGAAAAGAAAATTTATATATTCAAGATATAACTCTTTCAGATATATCAGAAAGTTATGAAGAACAATTAAAATTACAAAGAGGTATTATACCTTTTACGATTTATTACAAGGAGGAACAAAACACATGGCTACAAGAAGTTTAGGAACAGTTTTAAAAATAGGAAAAGATGTTAGTGCAACTAAAATAGGTGGATTAACTGAAATAGGTGGAATAGAATTAAGTGCTGATACATTAGACAATACCACTTTAGAGAGTGATGGTGGATATAGAGAATTCATAGGCGGCTTCAAAGATGCAGGAGAAGTCAGCTTAAGTGGATATCTAGAAATAAATTCAAGTAATGGACAAAAAAAGATGTATGATGCATTTGAAACAGGAGATGTTCAAGATTTTGCAATAGAGTTCCCAGAGAGTATAGGTGCTAAATGGGCATTTAAAGGAGTTGTTACAGGATTCTCTACAGGTGCAAGTTTAGAAGATTTAATTAGCTTTGGAGCAACAATTAAAGTATCTGGAAAACCAACTTTAACATTAGAATAAAAATAAATTATATAAATTTAGGAGGAATAAAAATGTATACACCAATAGAATTAGACAAAACAAGAAATTTTAGATACGGAATGAAAGCTATATCATATATAGAGGAAAAGTTAAAAACACCTATATCTAAATTAGATTTAAATGGATTAACTATGAAAGATACAGCTATAGTTATATGTGCAGGATTAATACATGAAGATAAAAAACTAACTCCAGATAGGGTAATGGATTTAATCGATGAGAAAGGAAATTTTATTGAAGCAATTGAAATTATGGGAGAAGCTTTTAATAAAGCTTTTGGTGGTAATGGAGAAAATGAAGAAAAAAACGAGTAGAGGGTAACGATGAAGAATTTTCTATAGATGAAAGTTTGAAAATCGCTACCCTTTGCTCTTTATCTCCATTAGAATTTTGGGAACTTACACCATATGAATTTAGTTTAATAGTAAATTCATACGTGAAGAAAAAAGAAGAAGAGACAGATGAAAAAATAACACTAGCGTATATTAATGCTTTATGGACTATTCAATTTTTAGGAAAAGATAAGCCTAAACTTGATGATTTTTTAAATAAAAAACATAGAAAAGAAATGACAGATGAAGAGATGTTAAACCAAATAAAACTCTTAAATAATGTTTTAGGAGGTGCGACAAATGGCAGTTAAAAATTTACTTATTAGAGGTGGAGCAGACTTTAGCAATATGCATAATGGTCTTAATAATGCTCAAAAAAAACTATCTAATTTTCAAAGAAATGTAAATGGCATTATGAGAAAAGTTGCTACTGTTTTTGCGACTATAAAAGTAGGCGAACTTATAAAAAATAGTGTACAAGATGCAATGAGTGTTGAAACTTCTATAGAAAACATAAATAGAACTATGCAGAATAGTTCAAAGGTTTTTGAAGATTGGATAAAAAGTCAATCTCAAGCATATGGTATGAGTATTCAAGAAGGGTATAAATACGGTTCAACTTATAGTAACTTAATATCAAGTTTTGAAAATAATACTAAAGAAGTATCGGATAATACTCAAGAATTATTAAAAGCTACTTCAATAATAGCCAGCAAAACTGGTAGAACTTTTGAAGATACTGCTGAAAGAATCAGATCAGGTATGCTTGGTTCAACAGAGGCAATTGAGGATTTAGGAATTTACACCCAAGTTTCTATGCTACAGAGTACAGAAGCATTTAAAGAACTTGCAGATGGAAAGTCATGGCAACAATTAAATTTTCAAACACAGCAACAGATAAGACTTGCCGCTATATTAGAACAAACATATTCAAGGTATGGTGCTACATTAGCTGATACTACTCAAACAAGGCATAACCAATTTATTGCAAGCTTAAAAAATGTTCAATTAGCATTAGGACAAGCCTTTTTGCCAATTTATAATGCTATATTACCACCTTTAACAGTATTTATGAATGCATTAAGTAAAGCTATATCAGTAATTTCTGTATTTACTAATGCTTTATTTGGTAAACCTAAAGTTGCACAACAACAAGTAAAAGCTATAAACAATCAATCAAGTGCAGTTAGTGGATTGAGTAATAGTTTAGGTGATACTTCTAAGCATTTAAATAATACTGCTAAAAGTGCAAAAAAAGCAAAAAAGGAAATCGGTGGACTGATAGGTGGATTAGATGAAATAAATAATTTAAATGTAAATACAACAGCTGGAACAGCTGGAACAAGTGGTACAAGTGGTAGTACTCCAAATACATCAATACCTTCTGTAAGTGGACTAGGAGATATAGGTACTATAGATATGGGTTCTACTATAGATACATCTGGACTAGATGCTAAGGCAAAGAAGATAGCAGCTATATTTGCTAAAATAAAAAATATTATTTCAAAAAATAAAGATGCTATCATAGCAATTATGGCTGGATTAACAGCAGGAATAGGATTCTTAATGATTAAGAATTGGGGTAAAATAACTAAGTTTTTTTCTAAAAACTTTCCTTTCTTGACTAAGATTTTTTCAAGAGTTGGAAAAGCAATATTAAAACCTTTTACATTAATAAAAACAGCAATAAAAGGCTTATTAGCTATAAATCCAGTAACAGCAGCAATAACCATAGCTATAGTATCAGTAGTATCTGCAATAACTTATTTATGGAGAACAAATAAAGACTTTAGAGACAAGGTAATTAAAACGTGGAATGATATAAAAGATGCCTTACAGCCTTGGCTAGAAGGTTTTAGTATATTATTTAAAACATTAGCTGATATAATTGGTACTGTTTTAGGAGGAGCTTTTAAATTAATCTCAAAAGTAATTATAAAAGTTGTAGAAGTTTTAGCTGGAGATTTCATGAATGATTTACAAAAAATGTGTCCTAGTATAAAAGCAGTTGGTAAGATATTTTTAAAATTCTGTAAGGATTTACAAAAAGATTGGAAGAAAATTAAAAATTTTAATTTCAAAAAGTGGGTAGATAAAAAGAAAAAAGAATTTACTGATTTTTGTAAAGGTATTACAGATAAATTTAAAAAGCTTAAAGATGATATAAAGAAAAAATGGGACGAGATAGTAGATGCAGTAAAAGAATTTGTAATCAACATAACATCAAAAGTGGAAGATTTTAAGGAAAAAGCTTTAGAAAAGTGGGAAGAAGTAAAAGATTGGATTAAAGATAAGGCTTTAGAAATAGCTGCAAAAGTAGGTTCTTTTTATGATAAAGCAAAAGAAGGATATGATAGTGCTAATAAGTGGATGAAGGATAAATTATTAGAAGTAGGAGCAAAAGTAGCTAGTTTCTATGATAAAGCGAAAGAACGATATAACCATGCTAAAACATCAATAAAAAATTGGGTACTTTCCCTAGGAGCGAAAGTAAGCTCTTTCTATGATAAGGCTAAAGAGAGATATGAAAGTGCCAAAAAATCAATTAAAGGCTGGGCATTAAGTGTAGGAGCGAAAGTAGGTTCTTTTTATGATAAAGTAAAATCAGCTTATAATAGTGCTAAATCTAAAATAAGGTCATGGGCTTTTAGTATTTCATTAAAAGTAAAGACAACAGCTAGTAGTGTAAAAAGTACTATAAATGGAATTATAAAACAGGTAAACAATGCTGTATTAGGTAAAATTAAATTTACTGTTCCAGATTGGGTACCTATATTTGGTGGAAGAACTTGGAAAGCGCCTAAGATACCTTACTTGGCGAAGGGTGGTCTTATAGATAGTCCAACTCTTAGTGTAATCGGAGAACAAGGTAAAGAAGTTGTGTTACCTCTTGAAAATAATACAAGAGCTATTGATTTAATAGCAAGTAAATTACAAAGTGGAATGTCGACAAGCGATGTTAATAGTTTTAATAATTCAAGCAACAATACACCTAAAGAAATCTATAATGGTGATTTTATTGTAAAACTTGATGGAAATACAGTATTTAGACAATCTATTATATCTATATTAAGACAATTAAAAAAACAAGGAATAAAAATATAGGACTTATTAATTTAGGTCCTATTTTAGTGAGGTGATAATATGGCAATTCTTACAATAGCAGGTGTAGATGTTAAAAATCCTTCTGTTTTTCAAGTAGAAATTACAGATATAGATAAAGAGTCTGAAAGAAATGCAAATGGAACAATGCAACGTACTAGAGTAGCTACAAAAAGAAAGTTAACGGTAGAATGGGGACCACTTTCAAATTCAGAAATATCTAAGATATTAAAAGCAGTAAAAGATGTATTTTTTACTGTAAAGTATCCAGATCCAGAAGAAGGCAAAACAATTACTAAAACTTTCTACACAGGAGATAGAACATCTCCTGTATTAAGGGTTAGAAATGGAGTTATTATGTGGGAAGGTCTAAGCACTAATCTAGTTGAAAGATAGAAAGATAGGTGAATAAATGTATACAAATATTACAGAAGCATTTAAAATTGCAAATAGCAAAATAACTAAAAACTATGAAAGTAGAATTACAATTGGTGATACAATTCTTACAAATGATGATGTAATAAATATCTCTTTTAATAGTATGTTAAAAAATGATAATGCTTTTAGTGTAGGTAATTGTATCTCTACTACATGCACATTAACTTTTATTACTCCAAATTCAATTATAGATACATCTAAGCAAGTTAAAATTGAATTTGGACTGTTGCTTGAAAATGGATTGTATGAATATGTTCCTTACGGTGTTTTTAATATTGCAAATGAAAGTGAGACAGACACAACAACGACTTTCACAATGTATGATAATATAGTTAAACTAGATATTCCTTACATAGATGAAGATAATCTAACTACATATGATAAATTATTAAGAATTCAAAACCAAACAGGAGTTGAAATTCATGAAGATGTATTTGAACTAATAGCTACTAATTCAAAGCAAATTAAAATAGATGGTTATTCTTGTAGAGAAGTTTTGGGATTAATGGCCAGTTTGGTTTTAGGTGATGTGAGCTGCACTAGAGATGGGCAAATAACAATAAAAACATTTAAAAAAGATGATACACCTAATTATAAGCATACATTTACAATAGATGATTATTTAAATTTATCATACGAAAAAGATATATTTAAAATCAAAACACTTAGAGTGATTTGGGAAGATAGAGATTCAATGGAGTTTAATATACATGATACTGGGAAGGTGGTTGAAATAAATAACCCTTTGTTCTCGCAGAAAATGTATGAGAATGGTAATGCTTACTGGGGAGATGATATGTTAATATATGCTCCATATTTAGAATTTAAAGGTTATTCAATGAATTTTGGAGGTAATATATTAGCTGATTTAGGAGATGATGTTTTAATAACTAATAAAAAAGGTGATAGTTTTAATAGTTATATTCATAATATGAATATTAATTATAATGGTACTTTTAACATGATTATTGGAGCAAGTGGAGAAACAGATACTACTAATTCTACCACTGCTAAAACAGAAGAAGAATCTGAAATTGAAAGAACAAATCTAGAAATTGATAAGATAAGTGAAAATATTGTAAAACTCAAAGGTCATAAAAAAGTTAGTAATGTTTCATCAAATGATTCAAGCTACATGGTCATGGGAGATTTGCTAATATGCTGGGGTAGTGTCACATTTTCAAGTATAACTGCAAGTACAAGACTTACACAGTCCGTAACTTTTCCTAAAAAATTTGCATTTATGCCGTTTGTTTCTGTAAGTGATAACACAAGTTATGCCAATCAAGTTATAACAACTGTAGGTGATATAGAGTTGTCAGGTTGTAACGTTGGATTATACACAGCATCAAGTTCTGTAACAAGTAAAAAAATATTTTGGCTTGCAATAGGTAATAAGCATTCAAGTGTGTAAAAAATGTAATAAATAAAGTACTATATTATAGATAAAGAGACTATCGAAGAATAATAATAGTCTTTTTTTATACAAAAAACTAATCTATAGTTGAATAATAAATGATTAGAGAAAGAAGGTATACATGGGAAGATTAGACACAAGGTATATTATTAAATTAGATACGAAAGCAACATTTTTAAATCCTACTTTGGTATTTTCGATTAATGATGCTGAAACAAGTGACTTGTATATTAGAGTAACTAATAAACATAAGCTAATAGATGTAAGTAACATGATACCAGTAATTGTTGTTATAGACCCACATGGACAACTATATAGTGACTTCATGGAAGTTACAGATGATAATCTTTTGTATTATGATATAAAAAAGACTATGAAGTCACAATCTGGAAAATATATAGCAAAAGTTATGCTCGTAGATAATCAAGAAAAAAAGGTTCTAAGGGGTAATTTTTCTTATGCTGTTGAAGATGATGAAATTTCATTATTAGATGAAAAAGCTGGAGAAGATGATAGACTTCCTATTTTGACAGAGTTTATTTCTAGATTAAGTACTATTGAAAAACTAGAATTGAGTAGACAAGAAGCTGAAACAAATAGAGTAGAAGCAGAAAAACAAAGAGAAATAGCTAAGCAACAACTTATAGATCAAGTAAATAAACTTATAGCAGACACTAGTTTAAAAGTCGAGGAAAATTTATCTGAACAGAATAAAAAAGTTGATGATAACTTACTAGAAAATAGTAATAAAGTTACTAAGTTAATAAGTGATACTACTACTAAAATTGATAGCTATAAAACTGAAAAAGATGAAGCTATACAACAAGATCTACAATTGTACAAGCAAGAAACCACTAAAAATATAGATGATTATAAGTTAAGTAAAGATATAGAAATAAATAAAAACTTATCTGACTATAAAACTAGTACTACAACAGATATAGAAACATATAAAAATAATAAAAATGCAGAAATAAATCAATATAAAACTGAAAAAGATTTAGAAATAGATACTTATGTAGCTAATAAAAATAAAGAATTAGATAGATATGTAGCAGCTAAAAATAATGATATAGATAATTATAAAAAAGCTAAAGATTTATTAATTGATGATAAGTTAAAAGAAGTTGATGCATCTGAAAAAAGCAGAGCAGAAGCTGAAACGTTAAGACAAGAACAGCACACAGAAAGGGAAGCATTTTTAAATGGGTTTGAGTCTAAAGTAAATGCAAATGAAGCTAAAAATACAGAGCAAGATGGCAGATTAAATTCTGTAGAGTATATTAGCAAAAGACAAGATGTGGTATTAGGGGGCTTACTGAATGAAAGTGGAGATAAAAGACTAGCTATCACAGGAGAAGGCAATCATCTTAAGTTAGAACATTCCAAAGATGGTGTGGTTGAAGTAAATAGTGTTGTTGGTAATACTATGGTGAACTTAAGTGGTACTCCATATCTAGCAACAACAAGTAACCATGGTGTAACTAGTGATAATGATTATATACGTTTAACTGCTAATGGAACTTATAGGAATATATTCTTTGAAAATATTGCATATAAACCAAGTACTGAATATACAATAATTATCTTCATTAGAAAAAATACAGTAAATGCCAATTATTCTGTATATGATAATGCTAACACGGATTCTGTTTTTTATGGTTCATACTACAATATTAAACCAGGAACAACAGGAGTATTTATTACTAAACAAACAACTAGAGCTGATATAAGCTCATGTACTTATGGAATAAGGAGTTTCATAGGTCCTAACGCTACAGAGGGTGAAATTGAAGTTAAATTTGTTGTTTTAGAAGGTGACTACACAAATAAACCTATACCAAACGAATATTTTGAAGGTATGAAATCTACATTTGATAACTGTTTAGTTACTCAAGAAATGATAGATGCAGGAACTGAGAAAGCTGAGAACTTAGGTAAATATAAAGGTGAATTGAAAGTTGTTGGGAAGAATAAATCAACTGGAACTTACTATCCTGGTGGATTACAGTCTAATGGGGCAGAAGGGCCTAATGGAACAAGCAACATAACGTATTTTAATAAAGTTAAACCTAATACTAGTTATGTTACTAGTATAGAGGGTGTTAATAGGTTAACAAATATATATTTTTATGATAAAGATAAAAAGTTTATATCTAAATCGGATATTCCTCTTGTAAATTTCATCACTCCTTCAAATTGCCACTACACAAGGCACACATATGGTACAAGTAAAGAAGGAATTTTACAACTTGAAGAAGGAACAGTTGCATCTCCATACGAGCCATACAAAGAGTCCAAGCAAACTCTATACCTAGATGAACCTTTGTATAAGGATAACGAGTTATGTATTCATAATGGTCAATTAGGATATTGGAAGAATTGTGAAAGAACTGTGTTTAATGGTAGTGATGATGAAAATTGGAGGATTAGTGGAGCGAATAATGATGATTATACCACTTTATTCTTTATTAATGATGGCATTAGTAAAATAAGTAATTCAGCTATAAGTGATAAATTTAGAGTTATAACTTCTTATACGGCAGGAAATCCTGAAGGTGTAAAAGGCGATAATTTAGATATTAATATTAGAATATCTAATAGTAAGGCTACTGATTTAGTATCATTTAAACAATGGCTACAAGTTAATCCAACAACTGTAATGTATGAATTGGCAGAACCAATTTTCGTGCCAATACTAGAAAACACACCACAGTGGATACTAAATTGTTTTAATGAGTGTACATTATCTATTGATAGTAATATTACTGCTACAAGTATGAGTGCAACTTATTCAGGTAATGTTGTAAGTGTTGTGGCTTTAGATAAGATTCAATATGAACAAGACAAGGTTGCTATAGAGAATGCTTACAAATTATCAGTATTAGGAATAATGACAGGAGTAACTATATAAGGAGGGTTTGATATGTATAAATTATGTAAAAGAGTTATAGAAACAAAAAACTATGATAGTAAAGAGATTATGTTGAAAATGTTAAACACGTTTTGGATAGATAGATGTTTGACAGAGCAAGAGTACAATGAATTAAAAGGTATGCTAGAACTTACTTAATAAATAGATTTAATATTGAGAATTAAAATTTTAAATAGAAAGGACTATAACATGGATGAATTACATTTAAGAGATACCTTAGAAAGGCATGAAAAAAGGCTTAATGGTCACTCTGAAAGGATTGATAAATTAGAAAAAAATCAAGCTAAAACAGATGTGAAAATTGAGAACTTATGTAATAGTTTAGAAAAATTAACAGGAACATTAAATAAGCTAACTTATGTACTTATAACTACATTAGTTGGCTTTTTTATTTGGTCAATACAACAAAATTTATTTTAATCAGGAGGTAATGTTATGGATTTAACTTTTTTAAGTGATTATGTAGTTTTGGTAATTGTAGGTATATGTGTTTGCGTAGGCTATGTTTTAAAGAATAGCTTTCCTTCATTGGATAATAAGTATATACCACTAATAATGGCATTATTAGGATGTGCATTAAATATATGGATAGTTGGTGGAATTAGTCCAGATGTTATTCTAGGAGGTATGTTTAGTGGATTAGCTAGTACAGGAGCACATCAATTATTTGTAACTTTAATACAAAGTAAATAGTTAATTTAAAAAGTGACTTTGTTTAGATCATAGACAAGTCACTTTTTACTTTATAAAAAATATAAAAGGAAGGATTGCGTGATGAAAAATTTAAAACAAATACAAAATAAAAACATAGAAATATTAACTATAAATAGTAGAGAAGTTTCTAAAATGTTAGACATTAAACATAAAAGTTTATTAAGAAAAATAGATGATGTTAATAAAGATTTTACTGAGCACAAAATTGTGCCGAGTGAATATTGGATAGAAAGTTCATATAAAGACTCAAGTGGAAAAACAAATAGATGTTATGAAATTACAAAACGTGGATGTGAGTTTATAGCTCATAAGACAACAGGAACTAAAGGTAATATTTTTACACATAGATACATAGAAAAATTTGAAGAATTAAATCAAATAGTTAATGGTCATAAAAGTATAACTGTTAATGATGCAAATAATATTATATCCAATAAGCTTGATAAAGCTATAGCTACTATAGATAACAAATATGCTAATTATGTAAGACCATTAGCAGTAGATAAAGTTAGAATAGCTAGATATATAAAACAAAGATTAGGTATAAAGAGAGCTGATGAAGATTTCTATTTAGTTAAAGAAAGAGTATTAATACTATTAGATGCTGAAAAATGGGAAGATGTACCTGTAAATAAATTAAAAGATGCTTTTAGGTTAATAGATGAAAGTATAGATGTAATGATTAAAGGTAGAAATCTAAGACAAGTTAATTGGTTCTAAAATAGCATAAGTATGTAAATATTTATAGCATTAAAATAACTTAATTTATTAAAGTGAATTTCTTTGACCAAAAGGAGTTCACTTTATTTATTTAATCAAAATATAAAAATATTGGAGGTAAATTAATATGAGTATAAAAAAACCAAACGTAGTAGAGAAATGGCAAAAGAAAAATAAATATGGTAGACCTGGAACAACATTAAAGGCAACTAAAATAGCAATACACTATACAGGTGAAGCTGATGTACCAGGAAAGAACACAGTATCATATTTTAATAATGTTGTAGCAAATGGATATAAAGTAAATGGTAAATATGTATATGCATCAGCTCATTATGTCATAGATCTTGATGGTACTATATATCAGTTAATTCCTACTGATGAAAGATGCTATGCTACAAATGAAGCTAATAGTTATGCTATAGCTATAGAAGTTGCTACAACAGGAAAAGATAATCATTACACAGATGCTACATACAAAGCTATGGTTCACTTATGTGCTTGGTTATGCCAATATAAAGGATTAGACTGTAAAAAAGATATAATAACACATACAGATGTTGTGGGGAAAAATTACAAATTGTGTCCTATTTATATGGTTAAAAATCCTAGCAAAATGGACCAGTTCAAATTAGACTGTTATAACCTTAAAGCTGAAAAGATATCTGTAAAAGATATAAAAAATTGTACAAATGGAAAAGGAGAGGTTACGAAAGTACCTGGTACTTCAAGCACTTCTTCAGATAAGAAAACAGTGTATAGAGTCATAGCTGGAAGTTACTCTAAAAAAGAAACTGCTGAAACACAAGCTAAGGAACTGAGTAAGAAAGGCTATGATGCCTTTGTTGCTCCTTATGAGTTATAAATTTTGCCCAAAAATATATTTTTTAGTTTGAAATATTAACTTTAGGGAATATATACATATAGATTCCCTAATTAAATTACACTTAAAAGAAATGCCGAGCGTTAGGCATTTCTATTTACCCTCACAGTAATAAAATATATTATAAAAACCTCTTAGAGTTGATTCTAAGAGGTTTTTATTTTTTTATATGCATAAGTATATATATAATTTTTTTCTAGCTCTAGCACTTTTATTTTATTCATTTAATAATATTTCCAAATCATTAAATAATGTATTATATATATAGTCATTAAATTTATTCTCTTCTAAATCAGATATTACAGTGTCTAGATATTCAGATATATCTAGCATTGTTACATCTTTAGAGTCTGTATCTACATAATAACCAAGAATTTCTATTTTTAAATTTATACTGTTTAGCCACTTTAATTTTTCTTTAATATCCCCTGTGTTCTCTTCTTTCTTAATTATTTCTAAACCTTTATATAATATTTCTAATAACTTTTTTGTATCATCTTGATTCAGTTTCATTTTATTTACCCCTTTTCTTTTTTATTTGTTTTATAAAAATATCTAAGTTAGATATTAAAACCTAACCTATCTATTTTTTAAAATTAAAATTTTGTCCCTTTAATTACTCTTTTACTTTTTCTATTACTATTTGACCGTCTTTAAACGTAACTGATACTTTTCTATTATCAGTGTCTATACCCATTTCCTTTATCCATGTTGCAGGAAGTGAAATTCTAGGTGTATAACTACCACTTCCTGACTTGTTAAAGCTTATATTTAATTCTCTTTTTTCTTCCATAGTTTAACTCCTTTTATTGCTTGGATATCTAAGTATATAAGAAAGATACTTAGATATCCTTATGTTGATTGATTATACAAAACGTAATATTAAATTTATTATGCTTATTACTAAAGTTAGATACAATATTCTTCTTTCCTTATTATTCATGTTTATTTAAGTACCTTTCATGTTATAATAGAAGAAACAAAAGTTTTTACTTGGACTTAGTAGGTGCTAAGTCCAAGCCTTGATTTAGAAGAACTTATCTATGATAGTTTTTATTAAATCAAGTATGCTTATTATTAGGAGAATCTTTGTAGTTGTCAGCTCGAGATTCTCTTTTTTGTTTTTCTTTTGTTTCTTACTTGGCACTTTCTCTCCTCCTTTCTTTTTTATTTATCTCTTACCTCCTTTCTATACTTTAATTATATTATTTTCATGACGTCCCGTCAAGTGTTTCCACAAAAAAGTTTTATTTTTTTATAAAAAATACCAGGAGTATGTCCTGGTATTTTATTGATTTATTTAATTATCTCATCATTTTTCTATATCCATTTGCATTAGCAAATACATGAGTTTGTATATCATCCATTACAATTATACCCGGTATATTTTGCTTAAATACATTTCCTAATAGCTTTGCTCCTCCACCCATTACTACAACTGCCTCTGTACTTATTGGGTAATTAAGTTTTAATTCATTATATATTTTTTTAAATAATTCTCTTGAAGCTCCTATATTAGAAGATATGTCTTGTTTCTCACCTTTAAAGTAAAAACCTTTATTTATGTAGTCTTGAACTTTATCTCTATCTATAGTAACTTCTCCTTGGAATCTTTCATCTTTTTCCATTGATTTAGATATAGCATCATATATATTTATTGTCCCGATATCTATAGAATATGGTTTAGTTGCTCTATTTTCTTTAATTAAAGCTATATCTGTTGTTTTTCCTCCTATATCTACAATTACAACATCTCTAGAACCAACTCTATCTTGAATGTCTTTACCAAAGTATAGATACCCTGTTACACCTTCTGGAAATACTTTTACACTATTTATATATATTCTTCTACTTGTATCTCCGAATTTTACATTAAATTCCTTATCTTGTAACTTATCAATAACTACTTGTTTAAATTGAGTATATTGTTTTATTGGTAATCCTAATGCTAAATCAACAGTATCTTCATTTGTAGATTTACATATAGCTCCTAAAAGAAGTGGTATATAATTTTCTTTTTCAAATTTTTTCGGATTTATTTCTTCTTCACCTTCACCTAAAAAGAATACTTTTCCATCCAGAGTCAATCTATCTGCACTTGTTCCATACTCTCCTACAGTAGTAATCTTACTTTCAAAAATTACTCCTTCACTTGTTTTTACAGCAAAGTTTCCTATATCTATTCCTAGTTTAGCCATTTTTATTCCTCCCTAATATTTATATAATTTAATCTTCGATATTAAAATTAAACCCATCAGCTGGATCATTGTCTTGAGATTCTAATGTTTTTGGCATAGCTACTATCTCTGGATTATTTCCATTTATAACAGCCCATACAAGTTCCTTTATATAACCTGCGGGTGATAGTTTACTATCTAGGAATTTTTCAATTTCTTTTTCCTTCGGGTTATTCTTAAATGTAAGAACTATCCTGCTCATATTATTCACCTCTTATTTTTATAAAATTTGTTAATCTTTAACTATATTTTATAAAATTTTATAAAATTTGTCAATAGAAAAATATGCAAAGTTTTATAAAATTTTATAATTTTTTCTACTTTTTTATAAAATTTATACAAATTTTATAAAGTGCAAATAATAATTTCAGTCATTTTAAGATTTTTTTTCCTACTCGGAATACAAAGGTGATATTGATAAGTATATTTATAAATTAAAAACCACTCTCACGATAATAAGAGTGGTTTTTAAAAATATTATATTATCTATATTTTTCTAAAAATTCTTTTAGTGCTTGAGAAATTAAATCTTGCACTCTATATTTACTACTAGAGCAATATTCTGCAAACTCTTTTTGTATAGGCTCATATATTTTATAACTTCTAGTAACAACTTCTCCCTCAAAGTCATGTATCTTTAAATCGTCACTTACTACTTTATCACTACTTTTTAAATACCAGTTATAAACTTCTTCTAGTTTATCATTCATATCAGCATAATTTAATATAATTTCCTCTAGAAGCTTGTTATTTACTTGGTCGCCCCGTACTACTTTATTACTACTTTTTGATATAGATTCTTTATTTTTAGATTCATTGCCCTGAACTACTTTATTACTACTTTCTAATATAGGCTCTTTATCCTCCGATTTATCGCCCTCTACTACTTCAATAATACTTTCGTATTGATTACTTTCCTTGTTTAATTCATAGCCTATCTTTTTAAATCTGTTTGATATAGTTTTTCTAGAACTAATTATATTTTCCTTATCCAACCTTGATAAACTATATCCTTCTTTTAACTTTTCATTAATAAAATGTATTTGTTCAATAATGTCTAGATCATTTAAATTCATGACATCCCCCCCTCAAACACATTATAAACTACTTTAGTAGTCATTTTGTATTATCTGCTTATAAATCAATTTATTTATGTATTTTCTGATATATATTTCTTCTAAAAATCTTTTAGTTAATAAATCAAACCTTACAAAATAGTTAGAATTTAAACTTGCATAAATTGTAGATATATGAAAAAAATAATGCTATATTTATGTTGAGTTATATAAATATAACATTTGGGGGTAATTATTTTATGAAGAAAAAAAACAAAATTATAAGTTTATTTCTAACATTTATGTTACTTTTCACCATCAGTGCTAACTCTTTTGCATTTGCCGACTCAGGAGCATCTGCTCTTCCAAAGGACGATCCAAAAGCAGCATTTATATTTAAAACTTTTCCCAAAAGCTGGACATCTTATCATACCTTAACTACTCAAAAAATAAATGTATCTAAAATGGTTAAAGAGGGAAATGAATTAATGGCTATATCAAGTATAGGTGCCAATTTGAGTGCGATCGGTAACATAGGTAATATAGTAACAAAATCTAAACTTGCTGTGACATTAGGAAAAGGGGCTGTAATTGCAGGAGCTGGTATGGGTGTATGCTATTTAACAGGGTATGGAATGACTGTGGCTGTAAAAGATTTGAAAGCTGATACAAAACTTGTTAAGAAAGTAGCTTTTAAATGGACTGATACAAAAAAACTAAATTATTCTGTAAGAATACAATGCTGGAATGAGTACAATGGTAAAAAAATATCTTCAACAAAAACTTATTATAGAACAGGATCTTATAGATAGTTGTTAAAAAGTATCGTATAATAATATATACAATAGGCTAAAAATAAAAGGATGGATGAAATATGCAAACAAAAACCAAATTGATTTATTTATGCATAAACTTAATATTAGTAGGAGCTTTAATTTATACTTCTTACTCAATTGAACCAGGCATGTACAGAAATACAATTAGATTAATATTTATATTAGCTATACCTATTGTTTCATTATGTCAAGTATATAGTACAAAAAAAGCAGAAAGACAGAAAAATAATTGTTAAAAAATTAGTGAATAATAAATAAAAAAGAGAGATCTTTTGTTGGATGTCTCTTTTTTATTACTTAAGTATGCTTTTAAATATATCGAATATACTTATAGATGTTTTATTATAGACTTTATTGTAAGCAGCCTTTTTAGGATTTTTTATCCAGCCAGTACCCTTTTTACCGTAACCAGGTATAACAGCTTTCTTAACAGCTCTCTTAGCTCTTCCAGTAGTCCTAGCTGATATAGATTTTTTCAAACTTGGTTTTCTTATTACACTTCTAGCCATTTTTACTCCCCCTATTAATTTATGTAATATAAAATTTAATCGTTTTGACTAATCATATTTTTTATTTTCTGAATAATCGTTAGAATTTACGTTTTCTTCATCAATATCAAATCTTTTAATCAATTCGTCATAGGACTTATCTGTGACATAAGCTCTCACATTTAAATCGAATAACTTTGCTATAAGTAAAGCTTTTAGTCCTAATATTAGTTTGTATTTTCCATTATGAGGTTTTACAGCCACATGCAATGGAGTTTTTCTTTTCTTTAATTCTACGTTTGCTAAATTACCGTTTAGATGTCTATCATCTATAATTTCTATTTCATTTGTACTAATTTCAATAAAGTCTTTATCCTCTAATAATTGCCACCATGGAACTTGTTGAGTCTTAGTTTTGAAAATTCTATTTTTCTTTATTGACATTTTAGCTACGTCATAAAATTCAATAGAAACAGGTGAAACATATATAAATGGTTTCCCCTTCTTGCTCATACCAGTTTTTATATACCCTATAATGCTTATTTGCTTTTCTCCATTTAATTGCTTTTTATGCTTTTCATATAATTTCTTACGTAACTTTACTAAAAATACACTAGCACCTTTATCTCTAATATCTCTATTGGCTTTTTTCTCATAAGCATTTACTAAAATTATATCAGCAGAACCATCTTCGTTTACTTTCGGTTCTTTATCAATTGTTCCTTGGATTATTATTCTTGAATATACCACTTTTAGTGTCTCCTTTCTTAATTATTTAATAATTCGTTGCATATTTCATTTATTTCATTCTCAAAAGCATCTAAATTATGTCTTACAGTTGGTCTAAAAAATTGAGTTTTATCTGCATTTATTTTTTCTTGTAGTAGATCAATAGCTCTTTCTCTTATTTCATTTATATCTATAGCAGGTTCATTATTTGTATTTGTAAATTTATCATTTTGATTTTCTTTTAATAGCTTTTCTAATTCTTCTGGAGTATATTTTCTAAATGATTCATTTATGTTATGAAAACGAGATTTAAATTTAGAAACAGAATTATTAGTTTTTTCGTTCTTAGGAACAAAATTCTTATCATCATTATAAATTTTTTCTAATAGTGAAAAATATTCGCCTTGCTGTTCTTTAAATATTTCAATAGCTTTTAATAATCTATCTTTATCCCATGAGGATGCTTTTTTCTCTTTTGTAGGAGTATTTACTTTTAAGTGTGTATTATTTTCTATTAAATTTATATTTTCATGTTTTTCACTACTGCTAAAATCTTTTGATTTTTGCTTACTACCTGTAGTAGAAGAATAAGTATTAATAGTAGAAGGATATATCGTACATTTTTGTACTACGGTGTCCGTAGTACATTTTTGTACCACGGTGTCCGTAGTACATTTTTGTACCGCGGTTATATCATCACTAATAAGTAACTTAAAAACAACAGGATTTATATGTACATATATTTCACTTTTAACTCTTCCTTTATCATCTCTATTTACGGATTTATTTCTTAATAAAACCTTAGATAAATTACCACTTAATATCCTTTTGATTTTTTGTTTACATGCTTTTGTATATTTTTTATCTAAATCCATTTTTTCTTTAGCACTTAAACTATCATAATTTTCAACTGTATATTGAGGATTAGCCGAAAATAATATTGGTAATTCTTGTATTAAGTAGCTATAGCTAATCCAATATCCCATATCATTAGCATGTTTTATATATTTCTTTTTCATATCAGATGTGTTTTTAAAATCAACAAACCATCTTAATAAAACTAGATCTTCACTATTTAAACCTAGTGCAATTGCATTTCTTTGATTAAAACCTTCGATTGTGTATTTCATCTATATTTCCCCCTTACAATTAAAAAAACCTTGATACTTTTAATATCAAGGTTTAGAGGACGAATTTTTCATAAAATTTATTGAAATATATCATTAAATATGATAATATTATTACATAAATTATATATGAGAAAACTAGTCTACTTCAAAACTACTTGATACCCGTCATGTATCTTGTTAGTGGCTAAGCTAAGTTCGCCAAAACTTACTTAACCAGTAGGCTTTTTCTATGTTTATTTTTAATTTAATAATTTGTTTAATTTTAATCTAATAATAAATCTTTACACAAAAATTGTCAATTCTTATTTTTTTATAGTGTTCTAAAAACTCCCTTAACAATTCCTATTATCTTAACACTTTTTTCGTTTAAAATAATAGGGTCCATAAATTCATTTTCAGGTTGCAATCTCACCATATTTCCTTCTTTGAAAAATCTCTTTACAGTTGCATGTTCACCATTTATTAATGCTACAACTATCTGAGAGTTATCAGCATAACTACTTCTATCAACAATCACATAGTCTTTATTAAGTATACCTGCGTTTATCATGCTTTCGCCTTTAACTTTTAATATAAAGTTATCGTTACCTTTGACTAGACTTGCAGGCAATGGAATATACTCTTCTATGTTCTGTTGTGCTAGTATTGGTTCACCAGCTGTAATTTGTCCGATTACAGGTATAGAAATAATTTCTTGGTTAATTCCATCAATAGTATCTAATAATACTTCAATTGCTCTTGGTTTTGTAGCGTCTCTTCGAATATATCCTAATTCTTCAAGTGTTTTTAAGTGTGAGTGAACTGTAGCAGTAGATTTCAAGCCTACATAGTTGCACATTTCTCTTACTGAAGGTGGATAGCCTTTTTTTGATTGTTGCTCTTTTATATATTCTAAAATCAATTTTTGTTTATTTGTTAAGTCTGAATACATTTTAATTCCCCTTTTTTATAAATTTATTTGAAAAGAACAAACATTCTTGATATAATCTAATTACAGAATTTAAGTTCGATAAATATGAACTATAAAGCGAACTTATATTTGTTACTCTATATAAATAATAACATATAGATAGGAAAATAGAAAGTTATTTTTAAAAACAATAGAACACATGTTTAAATGAGGAGTGTAGAAATACTATGAACCAATGAAAAAGATTAGAGAGCATAAATTTGGGATATTTTTATATTTGGAGGAGTTATGAAACAAAAGCATAATGTGAGTAAAGAATTATTAGAAGTAATATTTTTATTTGAGAATCTAAAAAAAGATAACATAGAACTTTATAACAATATAAAAATTTTTTTAGAAGTTAACAATATAATAAAAAAAACAGAGATTAAAAAGAATTAATCTCTGTCTTTTTCTTCTAAAGATGCTTGTATGAATTTTTTTACAGTTCTTTTCATATTTTCATCTAAAGATAAATATAACTTTGTTATTTCCTTAATATCCTCATCTAATTGGATATCATCTAAAGGATCTATAAACATTTCACCATCACCAGATATAAGCCATTGTTTATTAACATTATACTCTCTTGATATATCATTAATAAGCCTTTCAGTAAGTGTTTTTCTACCACCTTCTAGACTAGCTACATGACTTCTTGAAATACCTAATTTTTTAGAAAATTCATCTTGAGAAAGACCTTTCTTTAATCGAATCTCTTTTAATCTAGTATTCATAATATCACCTCAAGAAACATTATATAACAAAAAGTGTGTCTTGGCAACGGTAAAAAACAAAAATAGTTTCTAAAAAACAAAAATAGTGTTGACTTTTGTGTCAAAGAAACGTAAAATATGATTAAAGATGTTTCAAAGACACAAAAGGAGGTGGTATTATGTCAGAAAAACTTAATATCGTTATTGACCAAGAGACTGAAGAATTTTTAACAATGATAACTCAATTAAAGCAAAACAATAAAGAAAGATATATGGAAGCAAAAGGTTTAATCAAAGGAATACTTTTAACAGAAGAACAAAAAAGTGAAACTAACTAAAAAACATATTAGCTATAGATGTATATTAAACATAAAACTAAATATAAGAGTGTGATTTTTAATACAAATTATACTCTTAACAAAAATATCTATTCTTTTAAAAAGTCAAATAATGTGGCTTTTAAAGGGCTTGTAATAGATATTAACAAGTCAACGAAAAATATATAACAGGAGGTTAAGAATATGAAAAAGCTTGAAGAAAATAATAAAGTCAGAGAGATTACAGAAGAGTTTTGCATAAATGCTGATATAGCAGTGAAAGAGATTATTAATTCATTAAAAGAAAATAGTGAAACATATGGAGAATTAATAGAAAAAATAGAAATATTAAAAAAGAGTGCTATTTGGGATGAAAAAATCACAGGAAAATATATAAAAGTTAGTTTATTTGACAAATGTATTGAAGCAATAAAGAAAGAAATGAATGATTTAAAAATAATCATTCATCCATAAACATTTTATATATTTTGAATCTTTATCACAGAATCAGATCTGTAAACAGTTGATGTATCTTCAAATAGATAAAAGAAAGAACTATTTACAAGAAATTCACATAATCCAGGAATTAATCCATCATGAATATGATACCAGATTTCAAAAGATTTATCTAAGGATACTTCAAAATGATTGTCTTTTGTATAAGAAACTACAGGAATTAGACGTTGACCTTCTTTAACTATTAAATTTGAACCGTCGGAAAATGTTAATAAAGCCTTATTCATTAATTAATCACCACCTTTATATATTTGGAAAATATTCCATACAACGATTATATCAGAAGGGGTAATAATATGGAAATAAGTGACAAAATAAATCAAATTTTAAAAGAAAGAAACATAAGTGCAAATAAGCTAGCTAAAGAAGCAGATATACCAGTAAGTAACATATATAAAATCATACAAGATAAGAACTTAAATCCAGGAGTTTATACAGTAAAAGCTATAGCTGATTATCTTGGAATTACAATAGACGAATTAATTGAAAATAAGGCTAAATAACAAGTCAACGAAAAGATAAATGGTGATAGTAATATGACAAGAAAGAAAGAGAAATACATAGAAAGTGATTATGAAAGATTGCATGATTTAAAACTTAATCATGATGATGAATATATAAATCACAATCTAGAAATAAGAAATAAATGTAATTATGTAACAAAAACAGTTACAGCTGGACCAATAAGAGAAGTAGAAATATATCCAGTTTATAAAAAAAATGAAATACCTGATGAATGGAAACCTAAAAAGAGTAAAGAAGCTCAAAGGAATTTGAATGATAAAAATGCTAGAAAAAATTTAATAAGATTAATTAATACAAATTTCAAAACTGGAGATTATTTAATAACTCTTAATTATTCAGATTATAATTTACCTTCGGATCATGAGCAAGCAAAAAAGAATATGCAAAATTTTATTAGAAGATTAAATTATCATCTGAAAAAAAGAAATTTAGAAAAAGCAAAATATATCTACATAACAGAGCATTCAGTAACAAATAAGATTAGATGTCATCATCATTTGATTATTAGTACAGAGTTACCCATTGATGAAGTAGAAGCTTTATGGAAGCTTGGAAGAAGAAATAATATGAAAAAGCTGAATTGTGATGAATTAGGTTTAACAGGTATAGGAACTTATTTAACAAAAGACCCAAAAGGAAAGAAACGTTGGTGTTCTAGTAATAATCTGAAAAAACCTAAGATTACTAAAAGTAATACTAAGTTTTCTAAAAAGAGAGTACATACAATGACAAGATTCCAGCATCTTATCAAGCAAGATATGGAGAAAAATAATCCTGGATATGTGTTAGTAGATTATGAAATATTGATTAATAAATTTAACGGAAGGCCTTATATATATACAAGAATGAGAAGGCTTTGAGGGGGAAATAAGATGATTGTAAGTAAACATGTAACTCATGTACTTGATAAGAACACAAAAATTATTTTGAATGATTTTGAAGGTAAAAATAATTTAAGTATAGAGAAATTTATACAAAAACAAGTAAAAAAGGTCCTAAAGCATGATCTACTTAGAAAAGCGAAGTTTCTTGACTATGAAAATAATATAATTAGAAATTGTTGCGATATTATAATCGAAGATAAAGATAGTTTCTTAAGTAGCTCAAAGGAAATAGCAAGTTATTACTATGAACTGATGACAGAAAATGGAGAACTTGAATCGTGTGATTTATTAGTGGCTTCTATGCTTATAAGAGATAAAAGCTATGTAGCTATTTTGAAGCTTGACTATAAGAAAATGCATAATCATAAGATTGACTTTGAAGATGAAAAATTTAATATTCAAATTATTGAAAATGAGATAGCTATTCAAGGTACATCAATAAAACAAGCAGCAATAGTAGAGATTAATTCTTTAGAAACATATGATTTATTTGTCTTAGATATAGAAGCTGAGAAGATGGAAGATGATAACTCAGTGTTTGTTAAAAAGTTTCTTAATGCTGAAAAAATAGAAGATGAAGCATATAAAACAAAAAAGTTTATAAGAGCAACTAATATTTGGATAAACAACGGTATTCCAGATTGTTTAGAAGCTGAAAAAATAAGAAAAGTTAGAAACGATATGCTAAGAGAACGAAACGTAATGGATTTAGAAGAGTTTTCAAAAAATGCATTAAATTATGAGCAAAAAAAATTATTTAAAAGATTTTGTGAAATGTATGAACTTGAAAACTTTACTATAGATAAGACTGTAGTAGAAAATAAATTGAAAAAAAGAAAAATAGGAACTTTTTCAGGTTTTGAAATATCAGGGCGATTAGAAGATTTTTCAGACAGTATGAAGTTTAAAATTGAAAGAAACACAGACGGATCATATGACCTAATAATAAAAAATGTTGACTTCTACGATAAATAGAAAGTATAGAGAGGTAAGTATGAATAAATTTCAAAAGGTAGCTGTTCAAATAGCTAAAGATGATATTAAAAAAAGGAGTTCTTTTAGATTTAGAGAGATTAGGAATGCATGTTATGCAGAGTTTAAAGCTAATAAAGTGCCAATTAAAAAAGCACTTGGTTTTAAAAATTGGAAAAAAACATTAGATATTTAGAATAAATCAAGGGTGGAGCTTATGATAGAGGAATTTAAAAATTTATTAAATAATCTTTGTGAAGAATTTGGAACTAATAACGAAGTTGTATTAAAAGTAAGTCAACATGTAGATGAATTAATAGTTTTAGAACAAAGAAAAAGATTAAGTGAGATAAAAGGTAATTAGGTGATGTTATGAATATATTAGAATCTGCAGATAGAGTAAAAAAAATAGCAATTCGTATTGCTGAACAAAAAGGAATTACAGTTCAAGAAGCTTATAAAGAAGCTATAGAAGAGTGGAAGGAAATTGAAAGAAATGGGGAGGAATAAAATATGTTATTAGTAAAAATTAAATCACATAAAACCAAGAAAGAATATAGATACAAGACTAAGAGAAATTTGCATCAAGAATTAAAACACTTGAAATTTAGAGGTGCAGAGATATTAAATTTAAATTTCTATGGTAAAAGTCAAAGCTGGGGAAAATGTGAAAAATTAATAGTTATTACGAAATAAAGGAGATTATGAAAGTATGAAACAAGGCAAGAAATTAAATAGAAAGATGAAAGCATTTCTAGAAGATAAAGGACTTAATCCAAGTAACTACCTAGTAGAGAGAAAGACTTCTAAAGAAGTTGGTTT